ATTGAGCTATCTCTTGTTGATAGTCCAGCAAACCAATTTGCTAGCATTATGTCAGTTGAGAAGGTTGATGGTGTAGATATGATTAAAGCAGATAACACTGTTTTAGAAAATGTATTCTATGACAAAGAGTCTGGATTAGTTATTGTTTCTGAAGAAGAGACACAAGTAAGTCCTGCAACTGGACAAGAAATGAAGAACATTGGTTTTGTTGAAAAAGATGATTTAGAAAAAGCAAATATGATAAAGTTCTTAGTTGATAGTGCTAAAGGCATTAGTACAATTAAGATTACTAAGGAGGTAAATCCAATGACAGAAGCAACAGAAGTAGCAGTCGAATCTGCAGTTGAAGAAGTTGAGGTTACTCCAGAGGCACAGCCAGCAGTTGTTCAAGAAACACCTGCAGTAGTTGAGGAAGCACCAGCAGCTGAAAAAGCTCTTGCTGTAGAATCATCTGATGGTAGTGCAGAGTCTTCAGTTGCACCTGCAGCTGAGACTGTAGAGAATACTGCAGACAAGGCAGATAGCCTTGATGCAAATGCAACAGCATCTAATGAAGAAATTGCTAAAGCAGTTTCAGACATTAAGGATTCTCTAACTAATGCCTTTGGCGATCTCGCTTCAACTGTAAAATCTTTACATGAGCAGATTATGACACTAAGTAAGTCTCTTGAATCCGTAACTAGTGAGGTTAAGGAAGTTAAGGGAACATTTGATGAGTTTGGCAAGCGAGTGGATGACGTAGTAGCAGACACAGCTTTCCGCAAGTCTGGCGATCTAGGCGAGATCGTACAGTTCGAACCACTTAAGGTTCAAAAATCCCTATGGGGCGGTCGTTTCCTCACATCAACCGACCTATTCAACTAAGATATAAAATCACTAGGAGGTGAACAATATGTCGGAACAAAATATAGAAAAGAACTACCCAGGATCTGGTGGCAGCGGAGCAGAGATTAACTCTCAAGGCGCAACAGTATCTGGTGGTATTGGTGGTGCAACTGCCCGTGATGCAAATGGTAACGTAGATCCAGCTACATCACTCGGTAACACAGCAACAGCTAACTTCGGTGTCACAACTGGACCTAACGCTGTTAATCCATCTGGAACATCAGGTGGTATTTTAGCACCAGAGCAAGCTCGTCGCTTCATCGACTACGTGTGGGATGGAACAGTTCTCGCCAAAGATGGTCGTAAAGTTACAATGCGAGCAAACACAATGGAAATCGAGAAGGTTAACGTTGGAGAGCGTGTAATCCGTGCTGCTGCTCAAGGTAGCCCAAACTACACAAACGCAGGCGCAACATTCTCAAAGGTAGAACTAACAACCAAAAAGATTCGTCTTGACTGGGAAGTTTCTACAGAATCACTAGAAGACAATATTGAAGGCGGTGCTCTTGAAGATCACCTAGTTCGTCTTATGACAAACGCTTTCGCTAATGATATTGAAGATCTAGCAATTAATGGCGATGGATCAACTGGCGACTTCCTTTCAATTATGGACGGATTCGTAAATCGTGTACAAACTGAAGACTCTCACGAAGCAGTCACAGTTATCAGCGACAACAACTGGACAACCGCTGCTATGCAAGATATCATCTTGGCTTTGCCACGTAAGTATCGTGCACTAAAGGCTGGTCTAAAGTTCTATGCTGGTACAGATGTTTTCCAAAGCATCGTTAAGAACAACGGTACACTTGCTGATGCAATCGCAGAAGCATTTTCACCAATCGCTGCTGGTACACCAGCAAACCGTCAATCATACCTTGATGGCGGAGCACAGACATTCGGTGGTGCTCGCACCACTCGTGTTCTAGGCATTGATGTTATGGAAGTTCCTTACTACCCTGCAGGATATGTCGACTTGACATTCCCACAGAACCGTGTATGGGGATTCCAACGTGACATCACTGTTAACCGTGAATACAAGCCAAAGAAGGACACAATTGAATACACAGTATTCGTCCGCTTTGGTATTCAATGGGAAGAACTAGATGCAGTTGCATACCATGACATTTCAGATTCATAATCTGTAGTCAACTTAGAGGGGGAGTAGAGTCACATCTGCTCCCCCTTCTTCATACTCTGGTATAATTTAGTCAGGAGGGAATGCCTTGAACATTGATAATTTGTTAAGTAAAACAGTTTTTGAATTAAAGTCGTATGCTAAAACTAACGGTATTCCTTTGGGGGATGCAAAAAAGAAAGTTGATATATTATCAACAATTGAAGAATTTACTCCATCTAGTGTTATAACAGAAAACATTAAAGAAGAATACGATAAAGTAGCCCTATACTCAAAAAGAAATATACATTGGTCTGAAATTGGAAACCTCAAGATTGGATACAATATTGTGTCTAAAGATCAAGCAAAAGTTATGTCTACCCATAAGGCTGTGCGTGTTGCATCTCCTGAAGAGGTAGCAAGTTACTATGGTAAATAATGCAACTATTACGTAAAGCTCCATATCCACTATCTATAACCTATACCGTTCCAGATAGCCTTACAGACTACATTCTGGTCATTAGAGATATGTCTGAGCAAACAGAGCTTGAAGAATCTATCACATCTACATCTGGGTCTTTAGTTACTTATTCCCTTACTGGAGATTTTACAAAGTATGATAAATCCTATGCCCTTACAATTTATGAAGACCTAACCGATTCTGGAGCTGAGATAGTTTATGGAGATGTTGTTGTAGAGGATAATTTAGATATTCAAAGACCATACGTTGACCCAGAAACACTTGGAACCACAGCTACAGAAATTGCTCAGTATAAAGAATATGAAAATTTAGCCAGACTTATTATCGACTCAGTAACTGGTGGATTCTATTATAATAGAACATACCTAGAGGTTGTTGGTCAGGGTACTGACTATATGCCACTTTGGAAAAAAACAGAAAAACTTTTAAAGGTGTACGAGAATACGGTATTAGTATATGACTTATCAGAATCACCAGCAGCTCTTGGATCATTTAATTATGTAATTACAAAAGATAGAACATCAATTACAAAAGATCCAGTACTAGACGAAGGTGAAATAAATCGTGCAGAAAGAAAACCTGCGAGAATTCCATTAGCACCATCAGACTCATACAATGTTTTTGATACAGAAGATAGCGGACTAGTTCAAACCATTTCTGCTGGAGTTGGTTTTGCCGAGGGTACAGATTATATATTCCAACTAGAAACAGGATACAAAGTAGTACCATACGATATCCAAGATGCAACAAAGATTCTTATTGAAGATATTAAGTGTGGAAAGCTAGACTATTACAAGAGATCCGTAAAGCGATATGAGACAGATCAGTTTAAGATTGAGTACGATAAACGATTAATGGATGGTACTGGAAACCTATTAGTTGATAAGATTTTAGATAAATACAAAACCTCAATAACTCGTCCTGGGATTTTATAATGTTAGTATGTGAAGAAAATGACTTCATGTACCCTATGAGAGCTGATATTTATTATCCAATCATAACTCAAAACGACTATGGTCAAGCAAACAAAGAGTGGGTATTTGATAGAACAATTGTGTGTAACGCAACTTCCGTTGGGGGAAACGGTACTGAAGATATTAGACCAGAAGTATTCCTTCAGTATGAAAATAAGCTGATTGCTCGAAGCAAGTCTGATATAAGAACATCATCTACAAATACTCTAAATGCTGCAACCAATATATTGATTACTAATATTAGAGATATTCATGATAATCTTATTTATACCGAAAGTGCTGGGCCAAGAGCAGGTCGTGGAACTATCTATGAACTAGGAACCTTTGATCCATTTAGTGGACCATTTGGAGATGTTGAATTTTTTAAGATGCTGTGGCGTAGGACTGAAAACCAAAGCGTTGGTGACTAATGAAAATTTCTACAAACACTAAAAGCTTTACAAAACAAATGAACAACATAGTTAATTATTCTTTTGGATTTTTAGACGGAGTTCAAAAAGGAAAATCTGTATTCTTAAATAACCTAGGTCATGGAGTATTGACTGCCTTATATGATTACATTGACGCAAGTGCTAGATCTAATCCAAGAGCAATGCACCATATTTATGAGTGGATGCAAACTGGTAGCCCAGAGGCAAGATTATATGACTTGAACTATACAGTAAGTAATTTAGGACTTAGCTTTAAATCAAAGTTTACACAATCACAATCATTTTCAAGAAACTCTAACACCCCCTTTTATGATAAAGCAAGAATAATGGAGCAGGGAATTCCAGTAAAGATTGCTCCAGTTAAATCTGATGTTCTTGTGTTTGAGGCAAATGGAGAAACAGTATTTACTAGAAAAGAAGTAACAGTTGAGAACCCAGGTGGTACTGAAGTTGTTGGGTCATTTGAAAGAGCTGTTGATGAATTCATGTTAGGGTATTTTAAACAATCATTTATAAGAGCTTCAGGATTGTATGATTATATAAGTAAGCCAGTTCTTTATAAAGCAAACTTTGCTGCTGGGTCTAGAATGGGAAGAGCAAAAGGCGTAGACACTGGATTTAAGTGGATTGCTAATGCAAGGGTTGGGGTATAATAAAGACATGGCTACAATATCTCAAACAGGATTTCCACCACAGTATATCAATAAGTATATACAGGCACAGCTGGAAGAGTTTGGTATTTTAACGGGGGCAGAACAATTTGACCCCATAGTTCCAGTAACCCCTACAAACATAGAAGAGCTATACGGAAACTATGTGGGTGCTCCTGGTCAGGTTGCCCCAGTTCTAATTGTTTATGACAGATTAGCTCGGTACAGACCAAAATCATTTTACAGACACAAAAGAGAACAGCTCATTTATACCATCCATTCAAGCAGCCTAACAACTGCAAATGATGTGGTTAGAGTAATCTCAGAAGCCCTTGACCGTGAGGATGCTTCAGCCCAAGATGTAAATAAATGGATAAAAGATAATCTACCAGATGACAATAAAAATGTATTTTTTCATAGATTTAAGGCTTTCCAGATTGATGAAACAAGAGACTTGCTAGAGCTATCGTCAGCAAGACTTTCGGCAGTAAACAAGATAGTTATTGAATATGACTACCACACCACTGGTGCGTTTTACACTTAAAAATGCTGTTATAATTATCATGAGGAAACAAACGCCAAACAATTTAATATCTATTCATCTAGAATAAGAAAGAGGTAACCATGTCATATAGCCGTGGAAGTTCAACAAATATCATCGTTGGAGCAGCTGCACTATTCGTTGCAGACACAACTTTGACCCCATCAACACTAGAAGAGTTTAGCACCGAAGTATCATTTAGAGAGACCCTCTCAAATGATGCAGCTTACACTAATGTTGGTTACACAATGAACGGTCTTGAAATGCAGTTCCAACCTGACTTCGGTGAAGTTCAAGTTGACCAGATTCTTGACGTTGCTAAGCTTTACAAGCAAGGAATGCAAGTTAACCTTGCAACAGCCTTTGCTGAAGCTACACTTGAAAACTTGTTACTAGCACTTGCTTTTAACGACGATCAGCTAACTGGAAATAAAGCAACTCACTCAGGACGGGTATTAAACCTTTCCGCAGGTGAACTTGGCGAATGTCCAGTAGAGCGTGGAATTGTTGCTGTCGGACCAGGAACAGGTGATTGTGTCACATCTGCAGATGTAGAGCGTGTTTACACAGCATACCGTGCCTTGTCAATCGAGAACGTAACAGTTTCTGCAAAGCGTGACGAAGCTTCAATGTTTGAAGTTTCATTCCGTCTACTTCCAGAGGATGCATCTGGCTCATATGGTAAGATCGTTGATCGTACCTTCGGAGACTCATTGTCTTAATTCTTAAGCAAGCAGCATGGCCCATCTCTTCGGAGGTGGGCTTTTCTGTTTTATGGTAGAATAGAAGTTCAATGGCAACTAAAGTATATAAGACTGAAAATGTTCATTTATTTAATGGGACAGAGCTAGAAATATCTCCACTTAAGATCAAGTATCTTAGAGAGTTCATGGTGGCATTTGATGATATTAAAAATGCCAAAAATGATGATGAGGCTATTGGTACCCTTGTAGAATGTGTAAGAGTTTGCATGAAACAATATTGTCCTGAGATATCTAAAACAGTAGAAGATGTAGAAGACAATGTTGACATGCCAACAATATATAAGGTACTAGACATATCTGCTGGGATTAAGATAAATAAAAAATCTGAAGAACCTGTAAAGAACCAAGCAGAAAAAAGTGGGGAAACCTGGGATACATTAGACTTAGCTAAACTAGAGTCTGAAGTATTTTTGCTGGGTATATGGAAAGATTACGAAGAACTAGAAAGATCTCTATCTATGTCAGAACTAATGATTACGTTAGAAGCAGTAAGAGATCTAGACTATTCAGAAAAGAAATTTCTTGCTGCTATGCAAGGTGTTGACCTTGACGCAGAAAGCGGAAAAGACAGAGGACAAAAAGAGTGGGAAGACATGAAAGCAAGAGTCTTTAGTGGTGGACAAACTGGAGACTCTAATGATGTTTTATCACTTCAAGGAGTAAACGCACAAAAAGCTGGCTTTGGAATTGGCATGGGATTAGATTACGAAAACCTAACCTGAGCAGCGTTTTATGCTATAATTGACTAAGCCTATATAGGAGGAATAAAAAATGGCAAATACACAAGAGGGTACAGAACTAACTCTGATTGATGGTACAAAGATTAAGGTACGTCCACTTAAGATTTCTTTGCTCCGTCCGTTTATGAGTAAGTTTGAACAGGTGGCAGCTGTAGCAGACAACAACGAGAAGTCAATGAACATTCTTGTTGAATGTGTGCAGATTGCTATGAAGCAATACAAGCCAGAACTAGCAGAGGACATTGCTGCATTAGAAGAAGTTCTAGATTTACCAACTGTATATAACATTATTGAAGCAGCTTCTGGAGTTAAACTTTCAGATGCAAACGCTTTGCTTAATACAGTACTTGCAAATAACTAAATAAAAGAGGTGTAACTGATGGCTGATGTAAATGCTAATATTGGCATACACATTGATTCGTCAGCAGCATTAGCTGAACTAAAAGCACTTCAACGTCAAATAGCAACATTTCATGCATCTATAGCAAAAAATAGCGCAGCAAGTGCTGCAGCACAAAAGGGATTACAACAAAATCTTCTTAATTCTATAAATGCAACTGGTCAATTCCATGCACAAATGGGATTAGTCAGAACATCTACGGAGTCATTTACTCACGCACTGGAGAACAACAAACTCTCTATGCGTGAGTATTTCCGTTATGCAGGGGCATCATCAAAATCATTCGGTAAACTATTTAAAGCAGAATTTGACACAATCGGTAAGGTTGCAGAAGAACGTGTAAGAAAGATGCAGACCCAATTTATCAAGATGGGTCGTGATGCGTCTGGTGCAACAAAGGCAATGTCTATTACGCCTACAACACTGAATATGAATGACTATGGAAATAAAGCAGCTGTAGCATCTCAAAAACAAGCAATATTTAATCAATTAGTTAAGCAAGGATCAACATCACTTCTTAACTTTGGTAAGAATACTCAATGGGCTGGTCGTCAGCTTATGGTTGGTTTCAGTGTTCCACTAATGTATATTGGCAGCATTGCCTCTAAAACATTTATGGATATGGAAGAACAGGCAATTAGATTTAAACGTGTATATGGTGACATATTTACAACTTCTGGAGAAACTGAAAAAGCTATAAAAGAAATAGAAATGCTTGCAAAGAGCTTTACTAAATACGGTGTTGCTCTTACAGATACAATGAAAATGGCTGCTGATGCAGCAGCAATGGGTAAAACTGGAGCAGAACTTACTGCTCAAATATCTGAAGCAACTAGGCTTGCAGTCCTTGGCGGAGTAGAACAAGAACAAGCACTAGAAACGACTATCTCGTTAACAAATGCATTTGGAGTTTCTGCTGATCAACTTGCAAGTAAAATAAATTTCTTAAACGCAGTTGAAAACCAAACAGTCGTATCAATTGAAGATTTAACAATCGCAATTCCAAAAGCTGGTCCAGTAATTAAACAGCTTGGTGGAGATGTAGAAGATCTTGCCTTCTTCTTAACTGCTATGAAAGAAGGAGGAATTAATGCCTCTGAAGGAGCTAACGCACTAAAGTCTGGACTTGCTGCTTTAATTAATCCAAGTAAAAAAGCATCAGCTATGCTTATGGATCTTGGCGTAAATATTAATGGAATTGTTGAAGCAAATGCTGGAGACGTAAAAGCAACAGTGGTAGGTTTTGCACAAGCACTAGATACCTTAGATCCACTTAATCGTGCAAGAGCAATCGAACAACTATTTGGTAAGTTCCAGTTTTCTCGTCTATCTACACTATTCCAAAATATTACTAAAGATGGATCACAAGCTAATAAGGTTTTAGGATTAACACAAGCTTCTGTTGAAGAGCTTGCCATCTTGTCACAACGAGAATTAAAAAAGGTTGAAGATGCTGTAGGCGTTAACTTTAAACAATCTCTTGAAGATTTAAAAATTGCTATTATGCCAATTGGAAAAGCTTTCCTTGAAGCTCTTACTCCAGTAGTTAAATTTGCTGCTGATCTATTAAAAAAGTTTGATGGACTTGGTGACGGTACTAAAAAGTTTATAGTTGTCGCAACTACGCTAGTAGGAATACTTGGACCAACACTGCTAATGACATTTGGTTTAGTTGCTAACGGCGCTGCTAATATTATTAAACTATTCCTTGCTCTTCGTACAGGGTTTTTAAAGCTTGGTGGAAATACAACGGTATTGTCTCAACAAACATCATATTTAAATGCAGAACAACTAGAAGCAGCAACAGTAGCAGCATCTCTTAATCAAGCCCATACAAGACTTACACAATCATTTACCTTAGAAACTTCTGCTGTTATGGCCCTTCGTAATGCTTATGTACAAGCAACAACAGCAGCAATGACGTTTGCCAGAGCAAATCCAGGAATGATGGTTCCAGGATTTAAGGGACCTACTTCAAAGAAGTTCGCACGAGGAGCTACTTATGTTCCAGGAACAGGCAATAAAGATACAGTACCGTCTTTACTTACTCCTGGCGAAGCAGTTATTCCGAGAGATATTGCACAAAATCCTGCATACCAGCCAATCATTGAAGCAATGGTTAATGGAAGTATCCAAGGGTTTAGTAAAGGAGATGGTGATGTCCAACGAATTACCAAACTAAACAAAACTCCTATGTCACCAAGTGATGATTTTACACATGTTGGAAGATCAGAAAGTATTGAGACACAAAAATATTTAAGAGATACAGCTGGATTAAGTGACTACGATAGAGCAAGAATTGAATTTTCTGAAGGAATTCAAAAGTCTATGGGTAAAGCCCCCACCGTAGGTAGTTATGGTGGATTAGGTTTTGCATTTGATAAAGCGCTAAATATAAATTTAGCAAAGCCAGGTGGAATTTCTATTGAAGACTTTACATCAGAATGGATAAAAAAGGGACCAGGGAAATGGGATGCTGATGGAAGATATTTAATAGAAAATCTGCACGGTGGAAGCAACAATGTTATTGATGACGCAATGCTTGCAAGAGTTACAGAAGAAGCTGCTAAAAATAATGGCAGAGTTACAGACGACATAGTTAAAAGATCTTTTGAAACTTTGCCAACTAATGTAAAAACAAGTTCAACGTATCAGTCAATGGATAAAAAGTTAAGGGCTAATGCAGAGTATGGAATTACTGGAATTTCTCCTAATGTAAATACAGTTAAAGCAGTACTAGAAGACGCCATAAAAAGGGGGCATATTGCTCCAGCAGCAAACCCAGTTGACGGCAGCAACGTTGTAATTATAGACGGAGATGCTTTAGAGTATAACGGAAAACCAACACCACTAGGAAAAAATGGCAAGCCACAAAAACTATCTGAAGTTTTGGGAACAAAAGGATTTGAATATCCAACAGGAGTTCATAGTGTTGTACAAAGAACAGACTCAAAGGGCAATATTGTTGCAGGATCTATTAATGGATACGACCCACGTTTTCCAAACGAAGTAATAAATCTAAGCTCTGGCTCAAAAAGAGTAAGAGGAACTCTTGGAAAACGCAAAGACTTAAAAGCCCTTCCACAAAAGGCTAAAAGAACTAAGGAAACTAAAAAAAGACTAAAGGCAAAAGCTTTAGAAGAAATGAAAAAGATTGATGCAGATGTAAGGTCTAGCAGTATGGCAAAAGTTAAGCCTACAGACTTTGGAACTCTTGTGTCACCAACATCTGGTCGTAGTTTTCCAGTTGATGGTATTGGCGGAGTGTATGAAAAAGATGGTAAAAAAGTATTTGTTAAGCCAATGCTTGATGAAAAATCAGCCAGAGCAGAATTAAATTCAAATGTAATTGCCAGAAATGTACATGGTTTGGATACTCCTAGACAAGTTATGAGAGTAATGAGAGATCCAAACAATAAAAAAAGAAAGATTATTGTTTTAGAATCTGAGTTTAATCCAAGGCTTTCAGAAAAGGGTATACGTAAAGACTTTACAAAAGATCAATACTTTAAGCAATTAGTTGCTGCCAATCTTCGTGCAGATAAAGATTTAAAGATGGGAAACCTTGGGGGAGATATTATTACCGATCCAGGGGCAGCAGGAGTATTTGGTAAAGCATCAGGTAGAAGAGATTTTGTAGCAAACCTTCCATCAATGGAAGAAATGGCAAGTATAAACCTAAGCGGTGTTCCTGGAAAAGCAGCAGCAAGATCTCCTTATTGGTTTGGAAATGCAACTGCTGATATTGCAAAGAGCATGACTGGGCAAGAGTACCATGACAGAATGATTGCTGAAATTGACAGAGTTCTTCCTAGACTAGAAATAGCTTTACGTGGTATGGATTTAACTCCTGAAGAACGACCTTTTTATCAAGCAATGGCTGATAGACTTAAAGCAGGAAGATTAGTTGATTGGAAAAAATTACACAAACTTCACACATCTATTGTAATTAAACCAGATGAAGAGATTGAAACTATAAAGACTGGGAAGACAGAAAAACCAAAAACAGAATCTAAACCTGGAAATGTTAAGTCTTCTTCTAAAAATCCAAAAGATACAAAGATAACACCTGCTCCTAAAAAGGGTAAACGAGTTGTTCAAGGTCCTCCTAGAAGAGGTCCAAGGGGTACTATAATTCGTCCTGGATTTGCTAGTGCACCAATTTCTCAAAGTGAGGCCTTAGCAAACTCAAGAGCTATGGGACTGCCACGTCCAGGAATGTCGATAGATGAAGTAAAAGCAAATGCAAATGCTATTAATGAAAATACAGTTGAAACAAAAAAGACAACAAATAGGATTAAAGAACTTGGCCAAAAAGGAAATATTGCCATTGGAGCGTTATCAGGACTAACAGTTGCGGGAACATTTGCTGGTGGAAAAATTGCTGAGATGGCAAATTCAGCCATGCCATTTGTTTTTGCAGCACAAGGTGTTTCTGGAATTATGTCTCTGATGCCAGACTCAATGACAAAAATGAAGGGTGGAATGCTAGGAGCAGCTGCAGTAATCGGAACCTTTATTACTGTTACAACATTATTAAATAAAGCATATAACGATGCACAGAATAAAGCAATAGAACTATCTGAAGCAACAGGTGCTTCTGCTCAAGCAATTGAAAACTTTGGAGCATTTGCAAATAAAGCAAGTGCAGGACAAATGTTAGATGAAAGAAACAAACAAGGAAGAAGTCCATTTGCTACTAAAGCTGGAAAGACATCTTTTGGTGAGGCCTATATAGCAGCACCTGATAATCAGGCATTAATTCAAGGCGTTGCAAATAATCTAAAATCAGATCCAAAGAAAGCAATGCAAGATTTAACACAACAACTATCTACAGCTATTGCAAGTGGTGTCTTTACTCCAGAACAAGCAAGAAGTGTTGCTATTAATATAGGTCAAAAAATTGGCAATCTTAATGTTGGGTTACAGGCATCAGCACAGCTAACTGCTTTATACGGTCAAGATGGATCAAACATATTAAAAGATCCGCTAACCATTCGAGTTAATCTTATGGAAGAAGCAACAAAAGGAATTGCTGGAGATGCAAAAAATCTTGGTTCAGCAGGATCAGCAGTTAATGGTGGATCATTATCTGCAATGAATCAAAATGTTGCCGTTGGTGGAGCAGCAGTAGGTGGAGCAGCAGCTGGAGTGGTGGCTGCAGGAGCACTAGTTGCACAATTTGGAGCTGTTGGAGCTACTTTAGGTCCAGTTGGAGCATTAGCGGGAGTGATAGCTGGATCTTTAGCAGCTGGAAGCCTTGCTTTAATGTCAATGAAAAAAACTTCAGAAGAACTTGGAAGACTATCAGGAATATCTGTACAAAACCAAGTAAACGCACTTAATGTTAATAAAGAAATGTCAGCAGCTGTTGAGATTTATTATGAAAATTTAATTAAAGTAAAGAATGCAGAAGGGGATATTCTTGGAGCAAAAATAGCACAAGATAAACTTGATGCTGCTCGTTTACAGATAGCAGAAAAAAATGCAAAAACTGCTAAAGCAATTGCAGACTCATATAAAAATACAGCAGGGAACAGTCAAAAAGCTCTTGTAGATGCTGCTAAAAAAGCAACTGGTAAAAGATACAAAGGAACAGACGAAGAAACCTACGTTTCTTCTGCCCAATCTGCACTTACAGATGGTATGAACATTGGCAATAAAGGTAAAAAGGGACAAATAGAGTATGTCCTTACAATGCAGATGAATGCTGGAAATATTAAACCTTCAGACATGATGGCATTGATTCAAACATTTGGCAAGAGTGAAACATCAATGGATAAGGTAATGAAAATTGTTACTACTTTTGGTGGAGCAAAGGCTGCAGAAACTCAGCAAATTCTTGGAGCATTTGTTGACAAGAACGGAAATCCAAATACTAAAGTACAAACAGAATTTTTAACAAATATAAGCGAAGCAAAAACAAGTGCAGAGGTAGAAAAATTATTTAATTTATATGGAGCTATCTCACAAAATCAAGGCGTTCTTGATGTAGGAGTAATGGTTAATTACTTCCAGAATAATCCAGAAGCAGCAGCAAGACTAGAAGGACTGCTTAACAGTATAAAGAAAAATGAAGGAAAGTTAACATATGATGTTATAACAAACTTCCTTCCACCAAAGGGCGATTCAGCAATAAACAAAAAGTATTTTGATAGTTTAAATCAAGCACAAAGAACTGTATACACACAAGAAGTTGCAACTATCATAACCATGTCAGAGGCTCAAATTAAAAAGAGCAAAGATTTCCAGGCATGGATAGGTAATCCAGAAAAACCACCACTAGGTGGAGCAGAGTATGTAAACCTTCCATTTGCTAGTCAGCAGGCAAAGTATGCAGACGCTATAGGGCAAAAGGTAACAGAGGGAAGAATAGACCTATCTATTGCTCCCCCAACACCTAGCGGAGGATCTACTTCTGGTGGCGGTAAGCAAAGAGATACAACTCTAGATGAGTTGATGAAGAAGCTTAAGTTTGTTCGTGATGCTTCTATAAATGCTGAAGGAAATATTAAAGATTTAATGAAGATTGTTTCTGGCGACGGCATAACAAAATTTACTGGAGTATCTCAACAATTACTAACTGGTCTTGGCGCAGGCGGAAAAGGTGGATTTAATAGAGAATTTATAGACATGCTTGAAAGCATGGACAATAAAACTCGTGCAATCTATATGACTATTAAAAAGGGTAAGGTTGTATTAACAGATCAAGGTAAAGCATTAAAAGAAGCTTTTAATGAAAAAGCGATTGGAATATTTCATGACGCACAAATTAGAGTTGTTCAAGATAGCGTTGCTCAAGAAGCAGCCTTTAAAAAGCTAAAGGCAGCAGGTGTAGACACTTCAACTGCTCTTTATATGACAGCTAATGCTGCAGATGCTGTTGCCATTAATGCTAAAAAAGTAGATAAGAAAAAGATGCTTGAGTTAGCTGCTGCTGCTAAAGCAGCAACAAGTGACACTCTTGGTCTAAACTATGCATTAGAAAAGGTTGCAGATAAAGCTAAGACTGACCTAGCAGATGCCTTTACAAAACTAAAAGCATTAATGGGAGCAAAAGGACTTGGGTTTGATACAGAATCTTTAAAGATTATTGCAGATAGTCCAGAACTAATACAGAAGATGACCGAGCTCCTAGCTGGCAAAGGAACAAAGAAAGCATTAGAAACACTTAAAAAACAAATCATTGATACGATAAATAACATAAAAGATCTTAATCTTGTTATTAACGTAGATATTAACATGCAAATGAATGCAGATGCAGAGTATAAAGCATTTAATGATGTAAAAGATAGATTTGATGCTATAGCTGGTGCACTAATAGATGACATAAATAAAAAGGCTGCTAAGGACATAGAAAAGGCCGAAAAAGAAGTAGGAAAATTTCAAACAGCGGTTGAAACCGCTGGAAATGATGTAACAGATGCACAAGAGAAACTTGATAAATTCACTAAAGCATTTGATGATTTCTCATCAGCATTAGAAGATGCTATATCATTAGCACAAGATAATTTACCTAAAGCCCTTGACAATCTTGGCAAGTTAAATATAACATCTTTGACTGAGGCAATTTTTGGTAAAGACACCAAAGTTCCTGAATCTGTTCTTAAAAATGTAGTTGAAACTACACAAGCTTTAATTAAGGCTCAATCTGAAGTAGATAAAATAGAAGCAACTATTAAAGAAATGACAGATGCCAAAAACATTAACATGGCGGGACTTGCTCCCTATCGTGGAGTGGGTGAAGCTGCTCTTAAAGATCCTTTAAAAGTAATAGGTTCAATGGCAGAAGCTGAAAGACAGATTGCAATTGTTCAAGCTAATATTGAAGAAAAGTTTAGCAGACCAATAGAAAAATTACAACAAGAAATTGCTGGGCAACAAAGAAATCTTGAAATTGGATATACTCGTGAAATTGAAAAAATACAAAAGAAAATAGAAGTTATTCAAAAAAATATTGCTGACAATTTTGAAATACCACTAAAGAATCTACAAGAAGAGTCTTCTAAGCTAAGTGAAGATTTAGCGGTAATGGATAAAGCAGCAGATGCAGTTAATGATAAATATACAAAACAAGAAGAAGCATTATCTAAGATTGCAGAAATTAACCAAGACATTGTTGACCAACAAAAGCAGCAGCTAGGTTTAGCAGATGCTTTAAGTAAGGGTGATATTTCAGCAGCAGCTGCAGCCGTACAAGACATGAGAGCAGCAGCTGCAGCCAAATCTTTGGGATCACAAAAAGGAGCACTAGGAAAAGCAAGAGAAGCAGAACTAGATGCTATCAAGTCGTCTTCTGGATTAACTAGAGATCAGATTGCTGAAAGACAATATGCAATTGAAAGATCTTCTTATAGAATCCAACAACTTCAGGCAATTGAACAACAAAAAATTCTTAACTTCCAAGAAGATATCTATAAAATTGAAACTAATCCAAAAAGACTTGAGATTTTAGATCTAATCAAAGCCAAAGAAGAAGAAATTTATAAATTAGACTTAGACAGAACCAATGCAAATAATGCTATTTATGCAGTTCAACAACAGATATCTGCTAGCAATCTTCTTATTGGTCAACAACAAGCAACCCTTGCTTCAACGCAAGCCACACTTTCAACAGCCCAAGAAGCAAGAGAAAAAGCAATACGAGCAGCAGAAGCAGCTCATAAAGAATATGTGACTACACTAACTACTGCATTAACAGCTGCACAAAAAGCACTTACAGATGCCAATGCTTCACTAGCTGAAGCAGAACAAGCACTTAAAGATTTAATTACAAAACGAGATGAACAAATTAAACAGATTACAGATGAAACAGACACGATGGATGATCTTACAGAAGCAATTAGACTTATGGCACTTGGAATTGATGCTTCAAAGGTTTCTGTAGAAAATTTAAAGAAAGAATTTGAAGCTGCCGAAACAGCTGCCCAAAGATTAATAAACAAGCTTGCAGAATTAAAAATAGAAGAGCAAAATAAAATAGATGAT